CAGTAAACAAATGGCAAAGAGCTGGAAACTTAAAAACGGAGCCCCCGGCAATGCCAAGGGGCGTCCGAAGGGTACGCCCAATAAGTTTACCACGCTCAAACACTCTTTCCTGAATGTCTATCAGCGCATGGGTGGAGACGATGCCCTATTGGAGTGGGCCAAGTCTCATAAGGCGCTATTCTATCAGATGATAACCAAACTCTTCCCGCAAGAACATGAGCATAGCGGAGAGTTGGCGCACACGCTGAAATTCAAGTTCGGGTCGAATGGCGAGGGGACTACCAATGGAGATTGAGGGCTATGTTCCCCGCGATAGCCAGAAGGAAGTGTTCACTTCTCCGGCCCGGTTCATGGCTGTTGACGCTGGTCGCAGATGGGGGAAAACGGTGACCGGATTGAACTGGCTATTGGATGGCGTGTGCAAAGAGGGCGGAGTTAATTGGTGGATCGCGCCAGTCTATTCACAATCAAGAATGGCCTTCCGTAAACTACTGAATGCCGCGAAGTCTGGAAATGGGGAGGATGCCTTTGACTCCGTGAGTCATGGTGAGTTGCGCATGGTATTTATCAACGGCGCATCCATCGAGTTCAAGTCCGCCGACAATCCCGACAACTTGCGCGGTGAGGGCTTGAGTCGTGTCGTGATTGATGAGGCGGCCCGCGTCAAGCGCGAGGTATTCGAGGAGGTTGTTCGTCCAGCCGTGTCAGATACCGGGGGGCGCATCCTGTTCATTTCTACTCCCAAGGGACGCAACTGGTTCTATGATATTTGGACGAAGGGGCAGGATGGACTTCAGCCTGACTATAAATCATGGCGGTTTCCCACTTCGGATAATCCCAAGGTATCCTCAGAAGATTTGGTCCAGGCGGAACAGTCGCTTCCTCGTGATGTGTTCAATCAAGAATACATGGCGGAGTTCCTTGAGGATTCAGCAGGTGTATTCCGAAACGTCGATAGGTGTATCGGGTCTGTCGAGGCCGATCCCAATGGCGGGGGCGGGTATTATGCCGGTTGCGACCTGGCCAAGCATACAGATTTTACGGTACTGACAATCCTTGATGGCAATGGCAATCAAATCTATTTCAACCGCATCCAGAAGCTAGATTGGGTATATCAGAAGCAACTTATAACAGAGACGGTGAAACGGTATAACGCCCAACTTCTTCTAGACTCAACCGGGATTGGCGATCCCATATTCGATGATCTGCTGAATGCCGGGCTTGCTGTCGAGGGGTATAAGTTTACATCTGAGTCGAAGAAGAAACTTATCGAATCCTTGATGCTCGGATTTGAGCAGGTGGGACTAAAGATTTTGAACAATCCCGTACAGACGAATGAACTCAAGATATTTGAATATGAGATAGGGCAGTCGGGTACGATCAGGTATTCAGCGCCAGAGGGATATCACGATGATTGTGTTATTGCCCTAGCGTTGGCCTGGTGGGCGAAGCATAACTCCTTCACGCCGATGATCTGGAGGGTGACATGAAATGGCCGTGGTCTAAACGCATAGAGAAGAAGGCCGGTGATTCGCTCGTCCAGTATCAGGCCGGTATCTACTGGCTCGGCAGTGGGGCGAGCACTTCGCGTCTCAAGGATTTCATCCAGGGCTATCGCCTCAACGATACGGTCTATTCCTGCGTGAACCTGATCGCACAGTCCGCCGCTCTTGTTCCGTGGTACGTCTACCGCGAGAAGAGCGATGGCGACGTTGAGGAAGTGGACCGTCACCCGCTCGGCGAGTGGATGGACAAGCCTGGGCCGGGGCTGGACTGGACGGAATTCCTTACGCAATCTCTGAGCTATTATCTCCTGGCCGGAAATAGCTACATCTATAAACTCATCGGCTCATTCGGCAAGTATGGCCAGGTGGCCGTGCTGATGCCGCAGTTTATGACGCCGAAGCCACGGAAGGACGGAACGATTGATGTCTTTGAATATCGCATTGCTGGACAGTTGATTACCTATCCGTCTGACCAGATCATTCACGTGAAAGCGTTCAACCCGGAGAACCAGCTCATCGGATTGTCGCCGATTCAGGTGTTGTGCCGCAAGGTTGATATTGCACGGCTAGGTGAGTTGTGGACGGTGGCATTGCTGGAGAACCAGGCACAGCCATCGGGGGGGCTCACACTCGGGAAGGACACGCACCTGACGCCGGATCAGCGCGATAAGCTCAACAGTGAACTCAAGGCTCAATTTGCGGGATACGAGAATGCCGGCAAACCGTTGATACTCGAAGGGGGTTGGGATTGGAAAGCATTCTCGTTCACGCCCAAGGAAGTCGAATTTCTAAACTCGAAGCGGGCGGTGATGCGTGAGATATGCGCCGCCTACAAGGTAGCGCCGGAGTTGTTCGGTGATAGTGAGAACAAGACATACTCAAATATCCAGGAGGCACGGAAGGCGCTGTACCAGGAAGCGGTTATTCCGCTATTGGGTAAGTTCAAGAACGCCTTCAATGAGCAGATCGTACCGCACTTCGACGATAGCGGCGCCATATTCCTTGACTACGACGTAAGTGGTATAGATGCGCTGAGTGAGGACCTAAATGCTCTCTGGACGCGGGTGCTGGCCGCCAAGGGCGCAGGGACGGTAACGAGGGACGAGGCGCGAGAAGAGATGGGATATGGCGAGCTGCCTGGTGGGGACGTACTGACGGAATCAATATCCATCGTTTCTACGCCAGTTGACCAGTTGGGGAAGGAGCCGCCGAAGCCTGAGCCGCCGCCTCCGGCCCAAGGGGACGAGGATGAGGAAGAGCCACCGCCTCCGCCCAAGAAGTCGCGTATCGTTCACGTCAAGGGCGGGTTCTGGCAGAAGGCTGAGCGCAAGAAGGCTAAGTGGACGGCGTTCAATCGCCGCGTCATGGCCCAGGAACGTGCACTCGATGCCATAGCGCAGAAGTATCTCAACGCCCAGGGCGACCGCATAGCGGCGAAGGTGAAGAAGGCGCCGAGTTTGGGCATGGTCGATAAGTGGAATGTCCTCGACCAGGAAAAGGAAGCAGGGTTGTTCGTCAATGCCGCGATGCCGTGGTACGTGGCTACGTTCAGGCACGGCGTGAGTACGGGGATGGCTGCCGGCAAGGGCGAGATATTCGAGGGTGAGAGCAAGGGGGATGTCGGCATCTGGACGCCGGAGTTTGAGGAGGCGGTGCGCAAACTGATCTTACTAAGCGGCACTCAGATTGCTGAGACAACGCTGCTGTCCATCATGATGGAACTGGAGATGGCGGAGATGGAGAGCATGACGGTGGCCGAGTTCGCCCGTGCTATCCAGGACAAGATTGAGGGGCTGACGCCGATGAGGGCGAGACGCATAGCACGCACTGAGACGGTCAAGGTGGAGAATTACGGGCAACTCGAAGGCTTTAGGCAGACGGAGTTTGTAGAACTCAAGGGCTGGTTGTGCGCATTCGTGGAGTTAAGCCGTGAGGCGCACATGGCGGCTGACTCGCAATACTCCGCCGCGCCCATCCCATTGGACGAGGATTTCATTGTAGGCGGTATGCCGATGGCGTACCCGGGCGATCCGAGGGGCGGGGCGGCTCAGGTCTGTAATTGTTTATGCGACGTTTTCCCAGAGGTAAAAGAGATATGAAACCCGGGCCAAAACCAAAGTATTCTCCAGAAGAGAGAAGACGGCGCAGTGTAGCCAATAGCATGAAGTGGAACCGCAAGCATCAGACAATCGTAAATGCCAGGATTTGTGAAGTCAAAAAACGTAATCCAGAAAAATATGACGCTATCGATAAGGCATGGCGGGAGAAGAACGCAACTTCCCTGAAACAATATTATAAGGATTACCACCAGGCCAGAGAAAGTAGATTTCGACAAGCTGTCTTTGCCTTCTATGGTGGCGATAACCCCAGGTGCGTATGTTGTGGCGAAGGGCATCGGGAGTTTTTGACGATAGATCATACTGAGGGAAATGGTGCAGAACATAGAAAAGAGATTGGTTGTGGCCATTTTTATAGTTGGCTCGTTAAAAACAATTTCCCCGATGGGTTTCGCATTCTTTGCATGAATTGTAATTGGTCAATGGGAAGGCGGGGCTATTGCCCACACCAGGTCAAGGAGGTTTGACGATGGA